ACAACTATCACAGGCTATGGTTCTATTGTAGGTAATGCTGATGTACTACAGTTAAAGGTAAAGGGAAATGCTACACAGACTGCTAATTTACAAGAATGGCAGAATAGTGGTGCTACGGTACTAATGACTATTGCTCCTAATGGTTCTATCGTTTCTCAAAACTTAAATGCTACAGCAACAAATACTTCTGGTATGAGTATGGGTTTTTATGCAGGGTTAGATACAACTCAATATGGTCTTAATTTTTCTGGTTATATTAGGAATAATGGATTAACTTCTGGTTTTTCTCAAACTTATGGAATTATGGGTACTGTAAATATTGATGCTTTATCTGCAAATTCTTATAACCGAAATATTACTGGAATTTATGCAAGAATTGGACTTCAAGCTAATCTTGGTTATACTGCAGCAACATTAAATCCAGCTAAAGGTATTTTAATTGATTCTCCATCTATAAGTGGAGCTGGAACAATAACTTGTGGTTCTGTTTATGGACTTAATATTGCAAATCAAGGTAAATCTATATTTACTAATTCTTATGGACTCTATATTGATGCACAATCAGGGAGTGTTACCTCTAACTACGCTATCTACACTAATGCAGGACTGAACAGATTAGGTGACCAACTTTCCGTAGTAGGTAGTGCCGACCGTATTCAATTGATTGTAAAGGGTAACGCCACCCAAACCACCAACCTCCAAGAATGGCAGAATAGTGGGGGAACGGTGTTGGGTGGAATTGAAGGTCGTGGAACATATATATGTAATTTAGGTTATGATGCAGATAGTTTATTTATTGGTCGTAGTGCTGGAAAAATAACAGGAATTACAGGAGTAAAAAATACTGTTATTGGAAGTAATGCATTTGCTTATGCACCAACAACAGCTAATAATAATGTATTTATTGGATATGCAGCAGGTATTTATGTAACAGAGGGTAGTTATAATGTTGGTATTGGAAATTATGCTGTAAATGGAACATATCCAATGACTTCCTCAAATAATTTTGGATTAGGATATTCTGCCTTAAAAGTTGTTTCAAGTGGTGGAGATAATGTGGCTATTGGTTCACAAGCACAAGCGGCTGTAACAACTGGACAAGCAAATATAAGTATTGGTAGAAATACCCTTTATACTAATATTACTGGTGAAAAAAATACCGCCATTGGTTCTTATTCGGGATATTCTTCTACAGGTAGTGGAAACATTTACATTGGATATAACTCTGGATATAGAAATACCTCATCAAATATTTTAATAATAGATAATCAGGATAGAACAACTGCTGGTGCTGAAATAACCAACTCCATCATCTACGGAGTAATGGCAGCTACTCCAGCAAGTCAGACACTCGCCATAAATGCTGTACTCTCAGTCTCAGATGGAGCAGTATTTAACGAAGGTGGACTATCTACTGCTGACTTTAGAGTAGAGAGTGATACTGAAGCTAATATGCTATTCCTTGATGCTAATGGTGATACAGACGGTGCTTTGTACTTAGGTGGGACGACTAATGGAATTAAAATTTCAAAGGGAGGGGAGCTTAGTTTAATAGGTACAGCTACAGTCTATGATGACGTTGTAGTCAACCTTGCCAACATTAAAGCCCCTACGGTCAACCCTCCAGTATTTACCTCTTATAGAGGTTGTGAAGTTCCTGCCTACAGTGCTACCGCTACTAACGTACTTTATTTCACTTGCCAGTTACCTCATGCTAGAAAAGATGGGTCAGATATAGAACCACATATACACGTTGCCTATCCAAATGCTAATGCAGGGAACTCTGTTTGGAGTCTCACTTATTCGTGGGCGAACATTGATGGTACTTTCAGTGCAGAAACTACAATTACACAAACTTTTGCAGCAGGTGGGACTACAGACAAACATGTTCTTCACTCATTTGGAGCAATATCAGGTGTAGGAAAAACTTATTCTAGTGTTCTACTTTGTTCACTGTCAAGAATAGGTGGAGATGCCGCTGATACTTATGGCTCAGTAATTTATGCTGTAAGTGCAGATATACACGTTGAAAAAGATAAACTTGGAACTTCTTAGTAATTTAATGTTAAAATTTATTAATTAAAAATTTAAACAAATATGTCAAACAACAGAAATGCAGTTGAGGACTTAGAACCAATAAAGGAAGTCAAAGAGCCAACAGCTCAGGATTTTCAAGTTAAATATGAAGCTCTATGTAAAGAGATGGGAATGTTAATTGTTCCGTCTTTAGCTTGGATTATGCGGGATGATAATACTTGGTCTACCAAATGTAACTTAACTATTGGGAAAATCCCTTCTACCCAAGAATAAAGAAATGACTGGAACACAAAGACAGATAACCGCTGCAATTACCAATCTTGAAAAGGCTATTTTGGCTAATACGGGTAAAAAATGGACAGATGAACGAAGGTTGCGTCACAGCATACGACTTAAAAATAATCCAAATATGCTTGGTAAAAGAAATAGTGTTAACACCGAATTTAAACCAGGGATATGTTCTTCTACACGTCCCTTTACTGAGGGACATATACCGTGGAATAAGGGGGTGAAATATGAAAATATATCCAAAGAAAAGCATTGGAACTGGCAAGGCGGAAAAACAAAGACAAGCGCTAAGATAAGAAATAGTTTTGAATACAGATTGTGGAGAACTGCTGTTTTTGAAAGAGACAATTACACTTGTATATGGTGTGAGGCAAAAAGTGGTTGTGGGGTTACTGTTGAACTAGAAGCGGACCATATAAAACCTTTTCATTTATATCCAGAATTAAGATTTGCAATTGATAACGGAAGGACATTGTGTCACAATTGTCATACAAAGACCTCTACATATTTAAAAAGAGGCAAATTACCAGTTCAGGAGGAAAAATAAAATGGCTTTATTACTAGAAAAAGAAAATAATTATGGTGGTACTACAAGTTATTGGAAGATAGTAGACTTAAATATCAACTATTTAACTAACATTAGTCATATCGTAATGTGTGGTTGGACTGATAAAACTGCTAGAGATACTGGTAAACAACCTACAGACCAAAGAATTTATGACTTTAGTGGTGATACTTTTCCTTTTATAGATATTGAACCTCAAAATGAGAGAGAGATAGCCTATACAACCATTAAAGCTATGACTACAACTATTCCAGCAACTACACCAGAAGAAACAGATACTATCGTTCCTGGGGAGTTTAGTGAAGCTGAGAATATTTAGTTTCTATTATTCCAACTCTTGTAAGCTCCAGAGTCCATAAAACATTTACGACAGCAGTATTTGTTGGTTGACCTAATCTTTGTAAACTGTTTACCACAGATACAAGTAACTATTTCTGGTGGTTTCTTATCAGCAAATAAACATTTACGACTACAATAAGTTTTAGGTTTGATTTCATAACAGATTATTTCTTTGCCACATATCTTACAAAATATTGATATTTTCCCCATTTAATGTAGTATATTCTTATGTCAACTAAATTGGAACAACCTAGTAAATTTTGTGAATCTGAATGTGGATTTGTTAAAAGAAGAGATTTTGATACCTGTTTTATTTATGGTAACTGTTGGCACTTACAGGATAAAGAGATTAACCCTCCTGTTAAAACAAAACTATATTTACCAAATAATAGGGTAGAGTTAATTACTATCGTAGGTGAGAATAATGTATTTCAACCTATGTGGTATTTAGATGACGGTACTGGAATTATAAAACGTAATCCTTGGACTAAACCTTAATCTGTTGAAAGTTTTATAATTATTTTCCAATCTTTATGTCCATTACTTTTAGTGGCGTGAACTTCTACAATTAAATCATCGTCCTCAATAACTCCATAGTCAGTTAGACAGTCAAATACCGAGGCTAGAGCATTATCCAAGTCTTGGTGGTACTTTCCCTTTATCTGATAATCAACGTCAATCTTAATCGGTTTAGTGAGGTGCAGATAACTATATGGCAACATAAATTCTGCTACTAAAGAATGAAATTTAATGTAGGACTTTGAAGGTAGGGATACATTACGAAAGTTACGTCGGTTATTTTTCTTGCTAGAGGCTCTAAGTCCATTTATTTCAATAGTTGTTGCTTCATTTATCATATTTTCCACTTAACCTTTTATAACTATTCCCATTATACTTCCATTGATTAGGATTTGCTTTACACCTTGCTCTGGATATATCAACATATATCTTACTTACTACCCAAGTACCTACTGATTCCCATACTTCATTTGTTGTTTTATCTATGTACATAAGACTAGAGTGGCGGAGGGTGCTATAACCTGATTGTTATGTTCTTTCACCCTCCTATAGGACTAACGTCCAGTCGGAGATAACCACCACCTATCTCCCAAGCTAACTTAACAGGTTTACAGTTAGCACTGATTAAGTATACAACTAATTTATAAATTGGCTAACAATAACCATTAAAATAACTAATAGAAATAGGGCAGTAATAAATTGATAGTTTAGTGGGTTCATTTAATAGCTTCTAAATAATCAATAATAGAATTAACCGTTTTTTCTAATCTTGCAGTATTTTGATTAATTCCAAAGTGTTCTGCTATCTTCTCTGGCACTTTATTATCAAAGGATTGGGTGGGGGTGGATTTTACACAACAATTACCACAACTACCATAAACATAACCAGCTTTATGACATAGACAATCACACTTCTTCTCTTTAATAGGAGATTTGGCTAGGGAATTAAACCACTTTGCATCTTCCACTTTTGGTTGCCCTTTAATTGATATTTCCTTATCATCAATCCAAATATCTACATCATCAAACTTAAATGTGTAACCTGTTTTTTTTGCTATTTTTTGTAGAATATCAATAGCTTCCTGTGGTGTATATTTTTTGTACTTCATATTATTTGTTTATAGAATTTATAACTTGTTTAAAAATATGTAATCCTACTTCAGGTTCAACACAGTTTCTAAGTATCTGGCGTTTATTACTTAATTTATATCCCGACAAATCAAATCCATATTTCTTTTGTAAATCAGGTATTTGAGCGGTACGAATATTGTCCTTGGCAAACTCCTTGTCTGGTATATCAAAATTACTCCAAAACAAATGTCTCTGTAAAACTTTTGTTGGTTCTATTAGTGGTTTGTAGTAAGGTTTAACATTTTCTACTATCCACTTACCCTTAAAGTTGTTCTGTAAAAATAATATTTCTTGATACAACTTCATATCGGGATAGACTGCTGGTGTACCTCTATACCTAACACAAATGTTTTGTCTAAAGCTAGAGTGACTTTGACAGGGTGGACTGCTCCAAATGAAGTCAAAGTTTTGATAATTATTTAGCAGGAAATCGTGAGCGTCACCAATAATCAATTTATCAAATGGGAACAGGTTGTGGTAGACAGTTGCAATCTCTTGGTTGTTCTCTACTGCCCATATTTCATCGCCTCGGTTTATCTCCCAAAGTTTACGATTTCCACCAATACCAGCATAGAGATTAAGTATTTTCATTTTTTACCTCCAATTTTTAACTGTTTGATTTGGGATTGAAGTTTGGTGATATCGTCCCACATATCAGTTTTCTCCATCAATAACCAGTTTATAGTAATCCAATGTGATTCTATTGTTTGGGACACTTTAGCGAGTACCCACCACACCAACAACCCATTTAGGGCCAGGAGGATAAAGAGGGTACCTATTACGAAGTTTGTCATAGTTCTACATTAAGTTTTTTTGCGAGCTTCATTATAATTTGTAAATTATTAAGTTCTATCGTTGTGTTGTTCATATCAGACTTTATTAAATCAGTAATATGATTATTTGTTTCCCCTACTAAATCAACTGTCTTGAAAATTAATTTGTCTTGCTGACGATTGTCTAAATAATTTATTACTGATAAAAACAAACCAACTACAACTCCAGCAATGATTAAATTCATTTTAAGTGGCGTTATGTCAAATCTCATATTATCCCCTATCTAAGTAATCTATAACCTCATTTACCTTTTTCTCTATCTTAGCAGTGTTGCTGTTTATATTGTTGTGTTCTATTAGTTTTGTTGGAACTTTATCAAACATATCGTCACAAGTAGTAAAAAACTCACTTATACACTTGTCCAATTCGGGAAAAGCAACTGATATATTGCAAGTTTCTTTTTTGGCAGATAACAATTTAATTAGTTGTCTTCGTGTTAAACCTTTCTCCAATCTTTTCATTACCTGTTTTATGTTGTATTTATACATATATTTATTTTGATGCTCCAACTAATAAATTTTTATGTTCGTTTTTAGATTTCCATTTTGTATGACCAACACACCCAACACAACCTTTTCTAGTATTGGATACTTCATCATATCTACAATTACTGCAAAATCTTTCTTCTAACTCACTATCAGTAGGTCTTTCACCATAAAAGTCAGCTTCTTCTTGGCATTCAGGATATTGTTGGCTCATATATTTATTTTAATATTTAATTTTGGGTTATTTATTCCACACTTTTGAACTACTAACCCAAGGTTGAAAACCACGATGTGATTGAATTTCCCAAGCACAGTCAATATTGTTGACGAAGTTGAAAGCACTACCCTGACAGTTGTTACTATTCCAAGTACCATAAATGATTTGGAATATTCCTGAAGCTGTAGAATTAGGATTTTTAGCTCTAGGGCGAAAGTTACTCTCAGCTCTAGCAATTCTAATCATAGTCATTATCTGCTCATTAGTTTTACCCAACCTCTCCCCACTACATCTTATGTAGGCAATTGGAGTATTACATAAAGGTTCTTGAGCCTCTACTTGCTGGATAATAGGTTTTGATTGTTCTACGGGCTGTGGTGAAGTCTTAGGGGTATTGTTAAGACTATTAAAAAGAATTATCCCTGCTAACAGTCCTGCTAGTAAACCAAAGGTTATTGATCCAACATAATCATTGGTTTTATAACCACTAAATGTCTTGTAGAACTTTGTTCTCTTGTCTATTTTCATATTTTTATCAAACTAATAATGTTTGAAGATTCAATACAGGGGCAAGGGAGTAAGGGGTAAGATATACAGACAATCCTACTCCCCACACTTCTCTGCCCCCGTATTTTTAAAGTACCGTGTTCCACCTGCTTAAATTAATACTACTTTACTTTTGTATTAATGTCAATAGGGGAAATAGATTTAATTTGATCCCAGTTTTCTAGATATCTATTATATCTGTCTTCATAAGCCTTGTACACAAATTCTGATGGTATACCCAGTGTAGTAGAAACTTTATTTGATGGATATATATAACACTTAGGATTATGATTTAAGTCTCCACAAACAAATATATAAAAATCTACACTGACCTTATCTTTTAAATAACTAAATTTATATTTGTTCTGAACACAACCTCTAATTATTTGGTGTGATGGTTTTGATCTATGTTTTATCTCAATTCTTTTACCTTCAACAACCACATCAAATGAGTGACCATATGGCATTGGAGTAAATTTTAAACCCATTATCGCCAGTCTTCCAAAAATATACAGTTCTGATGGATTACTATTACAAACGTTTTTTATCCTATGATTTCTGTTGTTATAATCTCCCCACTTAAGTTTTAGTATCTGCCAGACACGTTGTTTAGATATCCCATATTTTTCACCAATCTCCCTAAAAGAAATTCCTGATTCATACATTTTTATTAAATCTTCTTCCCTATCTATTGACTGTTGAGTTTTAATTGGTGTCATAGTTAGAATGGCATAGCCTCCTCTACCTCTTCAACTGTAATGTCTGGTACTTCATTTACTATTTCTTCCATGTGGTCTGCACTCTTTTTATTAGATTGCCATTTAACGTAGTTGCACCCTGAAGCGGTCTTAGTTGCCGGATCCCATTTAGATGTTGAACATTTAGCATAAACCTTTTCGCTATTTACTAGAACCAAAGGAGAACTACATTTTGGACAAGAGCCAATATTACTTGGTTGTAATGGTTTTGTTTGTTGTGGGGCAGTAAGTGAAGCGTGGGGCATTGCTTTTGCACCATCATCATCTTCGGCTGACAAGCAAAGTAGTGACATGAGTCCGTAACGTCTTGCATAGGTAATAGCTGATCCTTGAGCTTGTGGATCGTTAGGTCTAGCACAGACTATTACAGTTCCTGAGTCTTCAATTTTTGTACCGTCAGTATACATAAGTGAAGTTATAACTCGATCACCCATAATTGGTTGGGTAACAATAATTCCATTATTATTTAAGGGCTGTTTAATCATTTCCATCACCTGACCTAAAGTAGCGTAGTTATAACTGAACGTACCCTTACCAGCGGTTGCGTCTTTCTTAATTGTCTCTATTTGTTTTTGGGCTTCTAAGAGAGCAGTATATATATTTTTGTTTTCCATTTTATTTGTTTAAATAAATAATAACTTTTGTCCATTTTTTAACTGATTTTCTATGCTCGTATTTGTTTCTTCGTAATATTAATCCTCGTAGTAATTCACTTGCTTCGTACAGGTGACTTATGTCTCTATCCATTGAGAATGAGACTAGCTTTTTGTCTATCTTTTGTAAATAAGTTGGTGTTCTCATAGTTTTTTTACTCCATGATTAATTGATAACATATCATTGGTTAGATTGTAGGCTTCGGCTAATTGGTCTAAATCCATATCATTGAATACCCACACATTACCATTTTTATTTACTTTCTTGATTAAAATATCCATAAGTTGTTTAGGCGTACGTCCATCAATTGAGGAAACGTGATAAATCCTAGCCCAAAGTGATTTACGTTCTTGGATAATTTTTTGTTCGTGTTCGTCCATTTTTATTTAAACTTATAATTCTACTTTGATTACTTAGTTTACTTTACTTTTGTATTAATGTCAATAGGGGAAATATTAAACAAAAGTACCTTTTAATTGGTTTGATGTAACTTCACCAAAATTTCTTAAATACATAACATTCTTTTTTCCATTTGTTATCATCAGTGCTGATTTAAATTGTTTACCTATTTTTTCTTTTGTATATTGACAGGGATAACCGTTAATAGAAGCCAAATCAATATTCATACGATCATTGTCAAACTTATTTTGAATATTTGGTTCAGCTACTAAATCAAGTTTTCTACAAGCATCTAACCAATCACCATATTTGTTTTTATTTAATTCAATTGCTCTGTCATAACAAGCATTCCAATATTCTTTCAAATTAGGATTCTTATCACCGGACTTTATTTTTGATTCTATAGTCCTCATAAATTTATAAAGTTGACTACCAGTGGCAGTCCTTATTTTCTCCATTGCTTCATTCATTGTTGTTTTTAACTAATAATTGGGATATATAATCTACTGGTTCACCTTGTGGATTCTTTCTGCGAAATAACATTGTAGGTGTCATCTTGTCTCTCCAAAATTTGTCATACTTAATTTGTTGAATAGCTTGTTCCATTTCTTTTGGTTCATAAGTCTTAAGCCAATATTCAAGGTTTGAATTAATACCCTCAGAATATTTGTACTTAGTACCAAGGTTGTTATTAAATACTTCTACAACTTTTTGTGATACTTCTTCTAAAGTTAAGTTTTGAGAGGTATATCTCTTCTCTTTCTTTTCATTCTTATCATTCTTTACATTCTTGTTTGTGTCCGTTTGTTGTCCGTTTGTTGTCCGTTTGTTGTCCGTTTGTTGTCCAATCTCTTGATAATCATTGTATTTAAGTACTGTAATAAGGCGATATTTATTAGTTTTTTGTTGTCCGATTTGGTGTTCACTTTCTAAATAATTTAATATTCTTTCTAAAGTTGTTGGTTTTACTCTTGTTATCTTTGACAGCTCCAATCTTCCAGTTATAAATTGACCACGGCTAACTGTAATTTTTGTTCCATTAAATATAAAACTATTATCTTCATGATTTGCCAATAATAGAAGTACAATCCAAGTCCACGCCCATTCTGGTTTTTTACAGATAGGATTATCTAACAACTTACGGTGTAGTTTGATCCAACCATTATTTTCCATTGATAACCTCCTTATAAACTAAAATCCCCCCAGTTGAAACAACACTTTGGCAAGTAATTGGACTGGAGGGGTTACAAATTATAAAAAGATTATTTGAGGTCATTTTTGGTTGTTTCAAAACATTTATTACTTGCCATATGACACCACTATAATCCTTTTAAACAATAAATCAACTAGGATAAACTATATCAAATTTGATACATTTGTTTATAGTCTACTTATTGTATAATAAATTATGAACGTTAAAAAACCTAGAGACACTGTACAAGCAAAACAACGACGAATAGCTTTAGTAGTTATAAACTATTTAAAGAAAAAACATAAACTTTATGAATAACCGTACCGCTTGGAATAAACAATCTAATAAGATACTTAAGGATAAGTTTGAAGGTATGGGAGTGCGGTACTGTGAATGGTGTGGTACAAGCAGTTTTCTTTCCTTTGCTCACAAATTTAAGCGTAGACACATGAATAGCGTTGAAGAACTGTCAGATATAAACAACGTTTTACTTTTATGTGTACCTTGCCACCAAAAGATTGAGTTTGATAAAGAGTTGAGTGAAATGCTGTTTAAAAAGTTAAGAAACAATTAATGGGAGGCCATTCAAGTTATAGAATTCGTCACTGTAAGTTTTGTAATATTGAAACTACCAGTGCTAATATTTGTGAACCTTGTTTTTATAAAGGTTTAAGGTTAAGAGATATAAAGAAATGAAAGACAAATATGGATTTACCTTTGTAAGATTAAGAAAAGGAATAAAGACATACCTGAAGTGGTATGAAGATGGAACTGCCCTAGAAGTGTGTGACAAGCACGACGTAGGGTGGAAAGAAGGCAGTGGCAAATTTTGTAATGAGTGCGTTAAAAAAGTGATAGAATAGGTGGTATGAAACTAGACTCTGTTGATGTAAAAAATCGTGAGAATCTAAAAGTGAATAAAGACGGAGATGTTTTATGTCCTAAATGTAATAAAGATTTAGCGTGGGTAACATGGGGCAATGTAACCCCCTGTACTAGTTGTGAAAAACCTAAGTTAATTATTAAGAGCCAAGGATGAAACATGCAGGTGGTAGACCTACTAAATATTACGAGGGAATAGAACTAGAACTTGATAAATATTTACAGACTACAGGAAAAGAACAAACCTCATTACCAACTAAACAAGGATTTGCCTTATGGTTGGGAGTAAATGACGAAACATTAAATGAGTGGGCAAAAGAACATAAAGAGTTTTCCGCTACTTTAAGCAGATTAATGCAATTACAAGCTAAACAACTAATTGATGATGGTATTTATGGAGGCAAGGAAGTGAATAGTACAATCATTAAACTTTTACTTCAGAACAATCATGGAATGAAAGAGAGAGTGGATCAAACGAGTCAAGACGAGAAAATAGAGAGTCTGGTGATAGTAAAAACACAAGATTGACAACGCCAATATACAAGCATATAATTAGTTATGTATCCTAAATGGTTTACTACTGATTTACTTAAGGAATGTCCTATTTGCGGAATAAAATTTTATCCACTAGAGTGGAAGTCACCCAAAAGAATATATAGGGAGAGTAAGGTTAGATATACAACAAGGATTTATTGTGGTGACGAATGTAGATTGAGATATCAGTCCGAAAAACCACCAGAGAAGAATTACTTTTATGGTAAACATTTAATCCCTTGGAACGCTGGAACTAAGCACGATTGTATTGTTAAACAACAAAGTGGATATATGAGGATTATTAAAGCCGATGGTGAAATAGATTATGAACACAGAAGGGTGGTAAAATGTCCTAAGGGTATGGTGGTTCATCATATAGATGGAAATAAATCTAACAACAATATTTCCAACTTAAAAATAATGACTCCCGGTGAACATACTAGACTACATCATAAAAAACATGGAAATTAAACTATCTCACTGGCAAACAACAGTCTGGGATGACACTCACAGATATAAGGTAATTAATGTCGGAAGAAGATCAGGAAAAAGTACATTATCAGTATTACAATCAATTGAATTTGCAAGTAGAAATCCTAGTTCTAACGTTTGGATGGTTTCTCCAACATACAAACAAACAAAAGCAATTGCCTTTGAGTTGTTTAAAATGTATACACCAAGAAGTATTGTAGACAAAATAAATGAAACAGAACTAACGATACATTTAAAAAATGGTTCAAAGATATTTCTTAAGGGTGCAGATAATCCCGACTCACTACGAGGAGTAAAGATTGATTTCTGTGTATTTGATGAGACTGCTTTTATAGACAAATGGGATGAGGTGTGGAAAGTTGTCCGGCCTACACTTGTAGATTCTAAGGCCTCGGTATGGTTTATTAGTACTCCCAATGGTTTCAATCATTTTAAGACGCTATACGAGACGGAGGGTAATGATCCGTCATACAAGAGCTTTCACTTTACATCATACGATAATCCCTATTTGGACAAGGCAGAGTTGGACAAAGCCAAACAGGAAATGAATGACGACTCGTTTCAGCAAGAATTTATGGGTGAGTTTAGAAAGATGAGTGGGCTAATCTACAAAGACTTTAAACGTGAAGTTCACATGGTAGAGATACCCCGACTAGATTCTAATTGGACTTATACTAGAGCCTTAGATTTTGGATTTGGACATAAGAGTGCGTTAGGATACTTTGCCATTAATTCAACTGCTGATGAGATTTATATGTACGATGGACTCTACCAATCAGGATTAATTGAAAGTCAAATTGCAGATATTGTTAAAATGAAGGATGTGGATAAGGTAATCACTAACCCCGTAGCTGATTCTGCTCAGGCTATGAATATTGCTCAGTTGGAAGAAATGGGTGTGCATTTTAATCCTGTAGAGAAAGGGCCGGATTCTGTTAAGCATGGAATAGTAAGGGTAGCGGAATTACTTAAAATAAGAGCTGATACTGGTAAACCTACGTTAATGTTTAACAAGAACCTTACATGGGTGGCAGATGAGTTTGAGAAGTATCGCTGGGTAGAGAATAAGAGTGCTGATGGTTCTATAACTGAAGTACCGTTTAAACATGACGATGATGCTATGGATATGGTATCTTACTTTGCAAGGAGTTACCGAAAAAAGACGGAATATTTTCCTATTACAGATTCAACACCTTACAGACTAGATGGCTAACGCAAAAGGAGTAAAGATAGTTTCAATTACGTTGACTAAGAAAGTCACAGGAGGTTGGAGTCGCTGGGGTGGGGGACGAAAAGGACTGATAAAAGCTAACACAATGGGTGAGTGGCACTGTCAATCGTGTGCTGGTACTCACGCTTCAGTTGAAAGCCCTTATATGTTTGAATTGTTTCCAGGAGAATTTATCAGAATCTGTGCTAATTGTTTGTGGTTGGCTAAAGTAAATCACGCTATAGACTTTCTAACACTCAAGCAACTTGTCAACCGAGGTAAGTAATAACTAAACTTGGATATGACTAACAAAGACGAAATTTTGCAAGAAGTTTTAAGCCACTATTCTCACTGGACTGAAGATAGGGATCAACGTATGAATCGTAAGAATGGCTGGAATGCCATTATAGACGCTTACTGGGGTAGATTGCCAAACAACTGGCCTTATATCTCACGTGTCCATGACCCTCGTATACGTACGGTCATGATTGAAAAGAATGCTCGTCTTATGAATAATAAATTAAGAGGGCGGCTGGTACCGAGAGAGGGTGGAGATATGCTTAAAGCACGTATCAATAACTCTCTCTTAGATTACCAATGGGATACAGCAGGACATGAAGGCTCAATGATACAAAAGTGGAGTGAAATGGATTCTGACTCAAGATTATTCGGTTCGGCATTCGCATTAGTCTGCTGGAAAACTATCAAGAACAAAGAGGGTGAAGTAATATTTGACGGTAATGAATTCCTACCCAAAGATATTCGCAACTGTGGGATAGACCCCAACTCACGAGGTATCAAAGACGCTAAATGGTTTCAGATTTCTGACTTCCTAACTTATGACGATTTAATCTCACAAAACGATACTGCTGGATACGAAAAATATAAGAATCTAGGTGAATTAAAAAAGCTTCTAGATGCTGGTGGCACTCTTCCAGACGTTAACTATCAATCACGGCTCAAAACCATAACAGGCGTAGAGTACCACCAAGACGAATCATTTCCATTAATTGAAGTAGTAACTGAATACCGAGGTGACAGGTGGATAACCTTTGCTCCTAAACAGAACTTACTCTTAAGAGACATTGACAATCCCTACGAACACGGCAAGATTCCAGTTGTTCAGCTACGCTATTACCCTTTACTAGACGATCCAATGGGACAGTCAGAAGTAGAACCAGTGCTACCACTATGGAGAGCAATACAATCATGTTTGTGTGGCTACTTAGATGCTATGGCGGTTGATGTTAATCCACCAAACAAGATACTAGAAGGACAAGCTAGAATTGAAACTATTGTCTACGCTCCACGAGCTAAGTGGATAATGAGCAATCCCAATGCTGTTACTCCAGTAGAACCTAGTCGATCAGCTATACAATACTTCCAGACAACCTACCCTGCACTCGTATCAGCTTTTAATCAAGCTATGGGTGAAGTATCACAAGGTGTTAGTAATCTTGATCCTCTAGGTGGGCAAAAGACTGCTACTGAAGTTCGTAATACTCAACGACAACAACAGGTAAGAGATCAAAAGAATCAGGTTGATTTAGGTGAATCACTAACCGATATGATGGGTATGTGGCTATCAAACAACAAACAGTTCTTACTATCAGACAAGAAGAAAGGTGAGTTTATTTTAAGGATAGTTGGACAACAACAATACGAATACTTTAAACGTATGGGACTAGACGCTATGGAAGTCCCTGACGAAGCTATGACTGAAATAGCAGACATTATCACTGCCCAAGAGGGAAACATGAGTCCTGATGACTTAGACGCACTCTACGAGTCGGGTAAAGTTCCCAAGTACCCAGTTGCTGATGGCAAAGGATTCAAGAAGAAGCTTGATGTTAATGATATGGGTGATGGTGCTGAGTTATCAGTCGTACCTGAAGATTTAGAGGGTACATTTGACTACATTCCAAGTGTAAGTTCAATGGCACTAGGTGCTGGTGAAGAACAGTTGAGCGGACAGCAAAAAGCTATTGAAATGTTAATGAATCCACAACTCCAAGGCATGATGCAGGCAAGTGGTGTTAAAATAAACATTAAAGAGTTAATGGTTAATTATTTAGAGGCACTCGGGAACGATGATGCCACGAAATTTTTTGAAGATGTCCAACAACAACCACAACAGCCAACTGGCCTTCCACAGGGCGCTATTGACCCTAGCCTCAATGCCGGAATGCCATCAGGTGTTAATCCCTTACCTCCAACAGAAGCTCCACAACCAATGGCTGGATCCGAGGGAATGCAAATCCCCCAAGGACTTCCACAACAAATATAATCTATCGTTTGCTATGGCTCAGGTGAGTCAAGAGCTAATAGATTTACTAACAGTTGAAGCTAACAATGCTCAGATAACTAACATTATGAATGCTATTGAAGCGGACAAATTACTTGACGGTAACTCTTATACATTAGAGGGAGAAGGAAATGACAAATCTACCACCACTGCCACCAAGTAACGATGAATTTTGGGAAGGTGAGAAGTTTAGTACTGAGATTAAAGAGGTACGTTGTAAACACAAAGAATCCAAGATTATAAACGGTGAATTAAGATGTCCTTGCGGTGCTTGCTGGTCTGGCGCTAACCTTGACCAACTGCTAAAACTTTTGACAACCGAGTAATATATTGCATAAGATATGTTACGCACGAGACTGATGCTCAGTCCCTAAACAGAGCAGTTAAAATTCAGTGCAAAAAAAGTTATGCCAGATAACGAAAATGGGCAATTACCAGTAGAGGAAACTACTACGCCAGTGCCTAGCGAAATCAAACCAGAGAGCGAAGACTCCCTACCAGAAGATGCAACAGACCGAACGAAAGAACAGTTTGCCAAACTTACTGAGAAGAATAGAGAGTTGGCTTTGAAGTTAGAACAACTTGAAAAAGTTTCTAACGTAGAAGAACCTAAACTATCTGCCTTGGAACGGCTAAGAGGACAACCTCAAGCTATAGCACCCCAGGCTCCCACTGCCGAAGAGGTAGAAGAACCCGAAGAGTCATTAGCAGATGAGAATGGATACTTAGACGAAGCACGTTTAAAAAAGGGATTGGATTCATCCAAGCGTAAAGCCCAAGAAGCTGAAGAAAAGGCTCGTAAAGCCCAAGAAGCAGCTGATGCAGCTATGCGTAGAATTGAAGAGTACGAAGTTAATAGCGAGACTAAAAGAGTTCACTCTATTTTTCCTGAGATTGACCCATACTCCGAAAAGTTTGACCCTAAATTGCGAGATCAAGTAAGCAAGGATATGCTTTGGAATCTTGTCAACGTCGGTAAAGAAGATTTTTATGCTACGGCAGAAAAAGTAGTCTCCGAGTATAGACAAGGTCAAGCTGGCGCTCAACAAGCCCAGTTATCAAAACAAGAACAAGCTGAAAAGTTAAAGCAAGAAGTGCAAGAACCGAGTCGTTCTGGTTCAGTTTCTATGTCACGCAAAGAGGAACTGATGAGAGATATACAAAAGCCTAAACAGGCTGGAATAGACGCTCTGACTGAATTAATGCGTAACTATTAAACATTAAATTAAAACTATGGCTATTGGTCTTATAACCAACATGGACGCTTCTAAAAGAGAATCTCTTTTGAGTGTCTTAAAAAATGCTTCCCCAAACGTGGACAATTATTTGACCACAAATTTGGGAGTTGCTGAGGCTGCTACCCAACCTCTCTCTGAATGGGTAACTTACAGTGATGCACGTGCCACCTCGGTTACGTCCACCGCTGAAGGTGCTGATTATTCGTTCGCTGACCTTGCTACCCCTTCCCGATCAAACAACTACACCACAATCGTAACTGAACCTGTGCAAGTTTCTAAATCGGAACAGGCTACCAAAGTCGCTACCGCTCAAGATCCATGGGCTTTTCAAAAAGCTATGGCAATCGTCCGTTTGAAAAACAAAATGGAATTCTTGACAATCAATGGTGCTAAAGTTTCTGGTATATCTGGTACTGGTCGTGTATTAGCTGGTATTGATGGTTGTATTTCAACCAACGTAACTGCTCGTACCTCCGGAACCTCATTCTCAGAAACCGAATTGAATGATATTATGCAAGAATCATGGAATGCAGTTGGCAGTCAATATATTGCTGACTTACTCTTAGTTCCTGCTATTATCAAACGACGCATTGCTGGATTTGGTACAAACTTAATCCGAAATGTGAACGCTGCTGATAAAAAGTTAACTACCGAAGTGCAAGTCTATCAATCAAACCTCGGAAACGATGTTATGATTATCCCTCACAAGGATGTTAGAGCTGCTGCTGGTACTGTTACCGTTTACGCTTTACGTGAAGATCTGTATAAACAACAGTTCCTAACTGGTCGTGAACCATCATGGAGCGATGTCGCTTCAGTCGGTTCTTATGACCGTGGTGTATACGAGACTGAGTTCACCGTTGTATCACTACAGCAATCGGCTTCTTGTAAGAGAACCGGATACAGTTCAACTTTGTAATCTTAAAGAAAATTAGATTTATATTACCCCCTAGAAATAGGGGGTTTTATATTCTATAATAGTACAGGTTATGAAAAACAGAGATAAAAAATGTACTCAATGTGATTTACCTGTATATGCAAGAGACTTATGTCGCAGACATTACAAACATATAAATGCAAAGGAAAACAACACCTCGGAGAGAAGATGGAACAGAATAAAGAACGATCCAACGTTATTAGCTAAGAAAAGACTGTCTAACTCAAAATACAGAATAAAGAAGAAACTTGGAATAGATACCACCCGAAAAACCGATGATAATTCATTGGTTAATAGGGACTGGCAAAAATATGCAAGTCTGTGGACAAGGAAGACTAATTTTTTAAGTAGAAAATCAAGAGATACACAGGTTGGCTACCACGAATGTAGGATGAAGTCGTTAATTCATTACTCTAACGGGAGTCCTAAGTGTGCAAATTGTGGTGTGGAAGATGAAAGGGTTTTGACGTTTGATCACCTAAATAATGATGGCAAGAAGCACCGTAAAGAAGTTGGGTTATCAATGGTGTATTGGATGGTAAAAAATAATTTTCCACCTATATTCCAAGTACTTTGTCAAAACTGCAACTGGTTAAAAGAACTTGAAGTGAGAACAAAGAAGTTTGATGACAAGTGCAAAGATGCCTACAAACCTCTCGTAAAAGGCCAAGTGTTATAATAGGAAAATGTCTACCGTATACGATTTAAGTAGTATGGAGTTCAATAAATACATGAATGTATTGAGTGAATATCTAACCCAGCTTTACATACGACTAGGACGACCTGAAGCAGACCTAAAATCAAATAGTTTTTGGGTAATGATTGATGAATTAGTAAACGATTGGAGCTTAGTACATAGTGAAGAAGCCAAAGCCTTTGCAGATGATATTAAGATAGACCGAGCTGCTGAGATGACACTTAATCAACTAGTTAAGACTAATAGCTGGAAGAAGTCCGTAGCCTATCCACCTTCCCTCTATAAAATGATAAAGATATTCTTCCCTGACTTAAAACTTCAAGATAGAAAATTTATCGAGAAGTTTATTAATCGTTATCCAATATTCAATGCCTCAAACTACACCTAAGATAAAACCATTGATTTCTTATTACATACCATCTATAAATATTTGTCAGTTCTGTAATAAAGGATTCACTGTGGTTTGTAAGTCAAAGAAGGCAAAGTTTTGTCCTGAATGTCGTAGATTAAAATGGAAGTTGTGGAAGAAAACTCGTAATTGGGAAAATTCAGATGCCGGTAAACTTTACATGAAAAATAAACAAAAAGAATATACACGCATTTACAAGAAACAAGTCTATGACCATTATGGGTGGAGATGCAATTGTTGTGGTGAAGTATTAGTTTCAATGTTGACTCTAGACCATGTAAATAATGACGGATACTTAGAAAGAGAAAATATAGTTAAGTTATATAAAAGAATAATAAAATCCAATTTCCCTGATAGTTATCAGATTTTATGTATGAACTGTAATTGGAGTAAAAGAATTAATTATGGATTCTGCGAACACAAACTATGAAAACACAAAATGTACGCTTAGCGGCCTGTTTAATAACCAAGGGTGACGCAGAATTAGATACCCTAAAGATAGCTATTACCTCAATTTATAACTTTGTAGACGATATATTTATCACTTCAAGCGCCGAGAATAAGGAATTAATCAAATACTGTAAGAAAATGGGTATCCACCACTCCTTTAGGGCGTGGGATAATAATTTTGGAGAACAACGTAACTTTAATTGGAAACAGGCAACTGATTATGGCAAGTATGACTTCATATTCTGGATTGATAGTGACGACGAGGTTGTAGGTGGTGAACACTTAAAAGAGATTGCTTCTAAGGCACTACACGACGATATAGGGGTAGTGTTCTTTGATTATTGGTATATGTGTACCTTTAATGGTGAACCTAGGTTTAAGAATGTGGCTCAAGTAGACTTAATCCAACCAAGAGAACGCCTAATCAAGCCTTTAACTCACATTTGGAAGAACCGACTACACGAAACACCAGTTCCTATTAGTGAAATGCCCAAATATACTCGTTTCAGATACGAACCACCTAAACAGAACATTTTAATCGTCCACCGAGACAATGAACAGAACTTTTTAGACAGCGACAGAATGAAACGCAATAAAGATTTACTAGAATTGCAGTTGCAAGACGAATTAGCGGTCGGGCAAACTGATCCACGTACTCTTTTGAACCTAATTAAGATATATGTCGAGCTGGATGATCGTTCATTGTGGGAAAAAGTCCTAGTAATGGCACCGGAATACCTAGAAAAGTCTGGTTGGGACGAAGAAAGAGCTATTTGCCACGATAAAGTAGCTCAAGCACTCATGCGATTGGGAAGATTTGAAGAAATGGAGAAGCATTTGATTGCCTCCATAGGTGAATATCCCCACAACATAGAAACAAAACTTATATTAGCAGAGTATTACCTAGGTGCTAATCAGTTTGATAAGTGCAAACACTGGCTAGACGTGGCTATGAGCATGGATATTAAAGGACATGGCTCGTCTGTCGTTGCAGTCACCCCAATTAAGATACGTGCCTCTAAATTAATGCTTAAATGGGCATTCCAAGT